TTATGAGTTCGGTACTAACCCATGTTCCGAAATTATCCTGCGCCCGTATCAATTCTGTAATCTTACAGAGGTGGTTGCACGGAAACATGATGATGATAATGCTCTGCAGCGAAAGGTCAGACTCGCCTCTATTCTGGGTACCTTTCAGTCCACACTGACGGACTTCCCGTATCTACGTAAGGTGTGGCAGAAGAACACGGAAGAAGAGCGTCTGCTAGGTGTGTCCATCACTGGTATCCTAGACTGCCCTCTGCTGAACGACATTAATGACGAAGGTCTGTCATCACGGCTAGATGCCCTACGTGAAGCCTCTGTCGTTACTAATAAGGAGTTTGCTGATGAGCTTGGTATCCCTCAGTCTGCTGCGATTACTTGCGTTAAGCCTAGCGGGACTGTTAGCCAGCTTGTTGATAGTGCCTCTGGCATCCATGCTCGTCATAGTGAGTTTTATATTCGACGGGTACGCAATGATAACAAAGACCCTATCACGCAGTTCCTCAAAGACCAAGGCATTCCCAATGAAGCGGATGTGATGAAGCCACACGACACTACGGTGTTCAGCTTCCCCATGAAGGCTCCAGAAGGTTGTATCACTCGTGATGAGCTAGATAGTTTTACTCACCTGAAACTATGGCTAACCTACCAGCGTCACTGGTGTGAACACAAGCCGTCAGTTACTGTGTATGTAAAGGAAGCTGACTGGCCTGAAGTAGGTGCTTGGGTCTGGAAGAACTTTGACGAGATTAGCGGCATTAGTTTCCTGCCGTGGGATGGTGGTAGCTACAAGCAAGCCCCTTACGAGGAGATTACCGAAGATATGTACGGCCTACTAATGACTGGTATGCCTAAAACAATTGACTGGGAATCTTTCGTAGAGTACGATGACAACGTTGAGGGTGCTCAACAGTTGGCGTGTGTAGCCGGTGTCTGTGAAATCTGATGACACGTTACTAATATCAGAGGCGCTAGCAGGGAGTGAGGAAGCTTACTCTCTGCTAACATCCAAGTATTGGGATCGCATCTACAGATTTCTTAGGAAACGTGTTAACGACAATGCTTTGGCAGAGGAGCTAACACAAGATACATTTGTAGCTGCATTCAAGTATTTGAAGACGTTTAGGGGCGATAGTCAGTTCTATACATGGTTGTGTACCATAGCCATCAATAAAGCGTCTAGACGGCCTTTAAACAGCCTTAAAACCGACTTTGAGAATGTAACCGTGGATACACCAGAATCAATATACGAGATTAAGCAGACAGTGGGTAAAGTGACGCAACTTATTGACACACTTCCTGCCAAGCAGAAGAAAGCCCTGATGCTGAAGCTGGAGGACAATATGTGCTATAATGACATTGCTGTGGTGTTGAGGTGTAGCCCGAACCACGCTAAAAACTTGGTTTGGAAAGCAAAGAAAACTATACGGAGTTATTATGACCAATTCTGAAACGTACCGAATGATGGAAGCCCTACGCAAGCATTTGTTTATTAGCGTCTATGACTTTGATAACAAGCTTGAAGTTGTTTTAAAATTTAAGACGGGCGACGGTAAGGTGCATCAAGTGTGTCACAGCTTTATGGAGAAGCAGCAATGATTGTAGAATGTGTCAAAGAGAATGAAGATGGTTCAGCAGATGTAATCTTACGAGACATTGACGAACGCATGATGCAACTTCTAATTCAAGAGGGTCTATGCTCTCTACTCACCAAAGAAATTGCTAGGCTAGAGAAAGAAAAGAAGATTCCTGCACTGCTAAAGAAGGAACCCACTAATGAAGTATGAAGAAGTTATGTCTGTGCAATACGGAGGTAACCACTACAAGGATCGTAAGATCCAGCCGTGGGAAGTCTGGGAAGCATATGACATGAATGGTTGGGAGGCTAGCGCAGTGAAGTATTTAATGCGTTGGAAAGACAAAGGTAAGCCACTAGAAGACCTGTATAAGGCACTACACAATGTTCAGTATTTAATTGCAAGAGAAGAAAGGAAACAACATGTACAAGCTCAAAAACGTGAAGGGCAGTCTGCCAAAATCTTTGAAGGTGTCCTTCAGCAACTACAACAGCGCACGTTCAGCACTTCGGAAATTCATGAGGAAGCAAGCGTCCCTGAAGTCGGGGGAGCATCTACCGATGTACATCATTCGTAGTTTTGGCTACGACATTGTACGAGTAGCATAAAGAAAGGGGCCTAGCGCCCCTTTTTTATTTCTTATACTTTTCGGTTAAGTAAGTCTTAACTCTCTCTATATACTCCTGCGTTTCCTTAGCAGGAGGCATCTCACCAGCTAGCATTGCCTTACCAGCAGAAGGCCCACCGTTGTAATCTGCAACAGCAGCTAGCGCATTTCCTTTATACTGATTCTCTAAAGTAAACTTCAGATATTTACCAGCAGCATCAATAGATGCAAATGGATTGTTTACATCGTGCTTGAACATTCCGTTCTGCAGCTTCTGAGTAGCTGGCATAAACTGCATAATGCCCTGTGCACCTTTAGGGCTAACCTGACCGGGGTTAGTGCGCTCCCCGGCATTCTTAATGGCTAGCACCATGCCTTTAGGAAGACCATACCTGTTCTCCACTTCTAGCGCAAAGTCATCTAGTCGTGGATCATTATACTTTAGGGTCTTCCACTCTTTCTTATTTTTAACAAGCTCTTTCCAATCAGCCATTACTGCTCCCACCACTCTTTACCACCAGAGGCAGGTGCTGCTGACCTAGCTGCACTAGCAGCAGGTGCTTCTTGTGCAGGAGTTGCTGGTGTAGTAAGATCTACAACACGACCTGAGACAATGTTACTAGTACGGGTACCGGGTGCAGCAGGAGTTGATGTAAACGCAGGTGTTGCAGGTGCTGCTGGAGTACTTGCTGCTGGCGCAGCTACCGCTGGCGCAGCTTCTACAGGTTTAGCTTCCATGCTAAAGAAACCACCGTAAGGTTGGTTGTTATTAATAAGCGTAGCAAAGTCTTGACCAACAGCCTTAGGTTGTTCTTGTGTAAGCATAGCACGTAGAGAAACCATGTTGCTAAGTACAGGCTTAAGTTGACGTGTAAACTCTTCTGAAGCTTGTAAGTATTGCTGAGGTACTCGGGGTGCAGGTACTCCGGGACGCACTACAGGTGCAGGGGCAACTACACCAATCTCACCAGCGTCATTAATACCTAACTGTAGTTGTACTCCATATCGTTGCTCAATGAATCGTTTTGTTTCAATTACGTTGTTTACAGATTGTGCAACACCTTTACTAACGTTAGACTTAATAATTGCCTGATCTGGCTCAGATAGTTTACGAATCTTGTCTCCATACGTGCGATAGTCACGAGAAATTACTAGACTATTAGCCCCGTACACAGCAGACGTACTAAACGCTGAGCTAATATTGTTGACCTCAAAAGGTTCTAGTGTAGTCTTTTTTAATGCCTCTTGTGCATTAGACATTTGTACTTGGTGTGCAGCACGAGTAGTTTGTGCAGGAACAGCAGGGTCAGCAGGTACGGCTTGACCAGTTTGTTGACCTTGTAAAAGCTGACGCTGAATATTAGACAGGTCAGTAGAAATTTGAATAGAACTACTTAAACTAGCCATTCCTCCTAAAACCTGTTTCTCTTGGTTCACCATGATTTCGTAAAAATCTTTATTAGTACGCTTTAGATTTTCACGATCTGCACCACCTCGCAGGTACTGCTGTACAAGAGGGCTGTTCTGATAGAAAGCCATTTGTTTAATTGATAAATCAACAAGCTGTTGTTTCTCTTGTACAGTCTTATCCCGATAAGTCCTCATAACAGTAGCCATAGCTTTTAGGCCTACACCGTCCTTGTCTGAGTACTGACTTAATGCAAGATCCCGTTGCCTATCAATGTTCTCGTACAGTTCTCTTACTTTAGCAGGGGAAATATCAGGGTTTTTACCTGTGTACGTTTCAATAACTTGGGCAGCTTGTCGATGGGCACTCATAATATTAGTACGCATCTGAATATTATGCAATTGAACTAGTGTGTCAAATTTTACAGGATCAACTGCTCTAGGATCACCTTGTGCCATTAAAGCAAGCGTGTTTCCATACGTACTTTCTTTGTCTTGTACACCATATACAAGTGTAGACGCAGCTAAACTACCATTAAAAATAGCAGCAAATCCTGATTTCATTTGATCAGCCTTTGCATCATTTTGCCTACTTAAACCTTCGTAATAGGCTTTAATTCGTGCAGTTTCTGTCTGTTGAGTAAGAATTTGTTTCCAAGCATCTCGTTGTACATTGTACTCGCCACGATTTTCACGATAGAGTTTTAGTAGTTCTTCACGAGATTTTAGGCCTGTCTTAGCAATTTCATCAATGTCTTGAAGAGCCATGTCTTCTTCAGTTTTAGCAGCCTTACCTTCTTTAGGAGGTGTAAAACGGTCACGAACATAACTCATCTGTGCCCAACGATCTGCACCGGGCATACCAGTAACAGAAGCAACACGCTCACGAATTTGATCAGCTAAACCGGGAAACTTACCAATTGCTTTTTTAACAATAGAGTCAATACGCGAAATATACTGCACATTGGACATGCCTCCTTCAACAGCAGCTTTAAGGCGGTTTAATTCATTATCAAAAGCCCCTAGCTGCCTACCTACAGCTTCTTGTTGTTCAAGGGGAGCGGATTCATCAAATTGTCCAAATACAGTACCCCGTGCTGCTTGGATTGTTGCGCTCTTTGCTGCTGCTTGTTCAGCAGCTTGACCTTTAATAAAAAACTCACCTGCTGCTGTAGCAGCTTCATTTTCAATGTCAACCATTTGACCAGCAACATAACCCTTGTACATTTCTCCAGCAAGGTTTGTTAATGTGCCCACTGCACGAGCGTTAGCTTCCGCTGCCCTACCTAGTAGTGCAGGATTAGCCGCTGCTGGTTCTACGCTCCTAGTAATGTCTGCGCGAAAAGTTGCCATTATTTCTGTACTCCTATATCCGTCGTAATGTCTTTAATCTTCCACTCTTTTACAGCTTGATCAGTTACCATTTTTTCATACTGAGTAAATGCTTCTGTTTTGTAAGCTTCTCGATATAGTTGCTGTAGGTCTGATCCTGTGTAGGTATTTAGAATGGCATGTACAACTGCTGAGTGTGTCCTGTGCCCTTCATCATCTCCATTACGTAAAGCAGTGAGTGCAAGCATTGCGTGTTTACCAATTGCCTTACCAGCCGATTTAATATCGTCGTCATGCGCCTTCTTGCTGCTGTACATAATTGACAAGTTTTCTTGTGCAACAGGAGGAATGCCAAATCCAATCATCCATGCTTCAGTGTCTGTAACACGGAACATTGCATCACCACCACTGCTTTGAACTTGGTTGTAGTTAGCCATTGCAATGCGGGCTTTTTGAATGTTATTAATAAACGAAAAGCTATTCTTACCCAACTCAGTCAAAGCAATTTGTAGTGTGTCCATAGTCATAGGTGCTTTAGTAACAATTTGAATGGCTTCACCTACACCACCTAATATACGTAAAGCAGCAAAACCAGACGGGCCAGCAGCTACTTCCATAAAACTTTTTTCAGGATCTAAGAGTCCTTTAATAATGTCTTCGTAATATTTGAATGTGTTAAAGCGGCTACCTAGTGCCAGCTTAGCTTCACCATCAGTTAGTGCAGCAATTGCACCAGCAACCACGCCTTGCTGTACAGTAATACGTCCATTTTCAGACATATTTTCAGGAAGCATGTCAGTCACTAAATCGCGGAAAGGCCACAAGAATGAACCCGCAGTACCCATCACTAACGTGTGTGTTATTAGTAATTGTACAGCTTCTTTTTGTGTAAATGCTCGTGGGTTGCCTAGCAAACTCTGAACAATGTTCATCATCAGCTTTACCTGATATTGAACGAACTGAGTAGGAATAGACTTCCAGCCTTGCTGCCATGTAGCAGTGTTAGCACGAGTCATGTTCTGAGTCAGACTATCTTGACGCTCCATAATTTTAGCTAGGTTGTCATCAGTCCACCAAGCAGTTCCAGGATTAGCAGAGATAAACTCTCTACGTGCAATATCAAAGCTAACTAATCGGCTATAACCTTCACCAGCATTAAATGGTGTTGCTGCAAAATCAGCAGTACGTCGAGTTAGTTTATTAAAAATGCCGTACTTGCCAACTTCAGCACCATACAAGCTCGTAGTGTTAATGCCATCCATTAGACCAGTACGGCGAATTGCTCGTACAACTTCCACAAACTCATCTTCCTTCATGCCTAAGCCAAGGTTAGTGAGGTTGTTTACTTTAGCCACATTGCGCCAAATATCCTCTTGATCGCTAAATAAAGCCATTGCATATAGCCCAGAAGACTTAGCACTTTTTAAACCATGTAAAGGGCTAATTGCAATTGCGTTAAACGCGTTCATACCCTGCATAAAAAACTGGTTAACGTTGAATGCAAAGAAGCTGTGGAATGCAATGGTTCGTGCCCATGTAGGGTAATCTTTAGTTGCACGTAAAGTAGCACCTAATTTAGCAACAGCTTTATTACTAGTAGTGCCTTCTAACGACTCACTAATTATACGCATGAAACCAAGGTAGTCTTTTTCTTCTTTAGTAGGAATATTCATTTGTGAAATAATATATTCCTGAACTTTTCTAGCTGTAGCTAGTTGTTTACTTTGCCCTGCATAGAATTGTTTGTTGTTTTCCATATACAAAAATGCTGCGTCAGGAGTCATAGTACGCACATTTTCAGGTAAAATATCTACGAACGTATTGAACCAACGAATTACGTGGCTTGCTCTCCATTCAGTAGTAGAAGCCACATAAGCAGTGTTGCCAATTTCAGCAGCTACACTGTCTAGTGGGCTAAGAGTGTTTACAGTGTCTTTACCAAACACAGATAGCACCTTGTCACCGCGCTTTGAAGAGTAATTAGAAGAAAGACCAATGGTTTCTTTAATGTAATCGTCATCGGTGCGGGTATACAAAACTTCTGTCTCAAAAGACTGTCCAAAGCGATTGCTATCAAAAGCAGCCATAATGTCTTCTGGTCGCCAGCCATACGGCTCCATTAGACGACTAGCTTCAGCAACAGTGAGTCTACCAGCAGTGTGTAATGCTTTGGCTTCATTAAATGCTTTAACATAAGCGTTGGCCTCAGCAACACTAGCCGCAGTGCGGTGTGTCTGCACAACCTTTTCCATCTTGCCGTCTACTTCGTACACAGACTTAATCTTAACAAAGTATTCATCGCTATAGATACGGCGATATTCACCAGCACGGTAAGGAATCACATTGGTAATTTTAGCAGTGTCATAACTGTTTTCTGGGAAAGCAATAATGCGACGTAACTTACCTTCAATCTCAATAGGCTCAGCAACTTCGTAGAACGTGTAACCACGCAGTTGGTTTTCTGCTAGGAACTCTTCAGTAATGCGAGTAGGAGACATTGTGTCTGCTAGAAACACAGTGTCACCTTCTACAACTTCACGAGGCTTAACAAACAAACGACCATCCTCTGTTAGAGGAATACGGCTAGTAAGTTGCACATAACCACGGCGTGTCATATCTTTAGCAGCTACGTCGTTACGAATCTGCCACATTACATCACGCAGAGCACGTACCTTGTAATAGCCCTCACGAGCTTTAGGAGACAGGCCCATACCAGCTAGTTCGTTTTGCTGGAATACCTTACCTTCTTTATCGCCAAGAACTAGCGCATCGTTGAGTGCTACCATCTCAGCTTTACTAAGCCTCTCAAGAGAAGGACGCACAAAATTAGTTAACAGTTTTTGGTAACGGCTTTGTTGTGCAATGCCTACTACACGTTGACCGTACAACTCTTTAGAGGTAGATAGTGCCCAATCTCCCATTGCAAAACGAGTGGCGCTATTAATATCTTCGTCAGAATACTTACCAATTAGTGAGTAATCTAATGTGCGGTTAATAGGTTGCTCAACTACGTAACCAGTAGCAAGACCTCGCTCTGCATCTTCAATGGCATTAAGCTGATTAGCTACATCCTCTAGTTCTCTTTCTAGAGAATCTAAAGGTGTACGCATAGACATGCTAGCTTTTTCTATGTTGGTAGAATTAGCTGCGGCAATAACACGTTGTTGTTCTACTAGTTTAATGTG